TTACCCAGCTTAAGGAAGTTACCGACCCGGAAACTGGTAACCCTACGACGGAAAGCGTTACCGAAAAGGTAAAGGCCGGCTACGCTGACGTAGCCCACGATATTACGCCTAATAGCCCGGTTTGGGGTTATTTCCTGTCTAAGGTGGCCGACGACGTGGCCGCTGGCCGTATCACTTTTCAGCAGGGCTTAACGGCGGTAGGCGTGGCCGTCTTCCAGGGCGAAGCCCAGTACGGCGACTTCGTGCGCAGTCTCTACGGCGGCACCGGCGCAGGCATCGACCCGCAGGGTAACGCTGAGTTTGAAAGCGTCCGGGTGCGTACGTACTTTGAAGCCGTGGAGCTGATTATAAACCGCCTGTCTGCTATCGAGGGCGACCAGATACTGACGGAGTGCGACACGATAGACAGCATAGACGACCTGGGTAACGGCACCTATGGCCTGCACCTGCACAGCAAGTACGACGGCTATTTTACGGCCATATCTGCCGGCAGCGTGTTAAAGGGCATCGTAAACAACCTGGGCGCAGCTGCGCTGGGTATGACCAGCCAGGGCAATAACGTGGCCCTGTACACGTCCTGGTTTAGGGTAAACAGCGTAAACCCCGCCAGCAATTACCTGGAAGTCCAGCTGTACCCTAATAACCAGGTGCCCAGTGGCACGAATTACCCGCCGTGCGAGCTTATGAAGATCGCCCGCTGGGGACACCAGACGGACACCACCCGGCAAAGCTGCATAGTGCTGTCTTCCACGGATGGGCGTATTACCCACTATACCGGCGTTACAAAGCCTATCATAGACCGCACAAACTACGGTGCTACGTTTGGCTCTATACCGGACTTCCTGCTGGCCTTAGACCTGCCGATAGTACCCGGCCAGGATTACGTCTATGCACGCGGCCTTATCGTGCAGGATATGATACGTATAGACTACCAGGGCCAGCCGGTCGTCGAATACGTGGACAGGGGCGCGTACGACCCTAACGCCGACTACTACCACGCCGATATTAACCCGGCTACCGGTATATACGAAACTTCGGACGTTTGGTACCTGGGCTGCAAGTGGCGGTGTATGGTTACCGGCACCACGGCTGCGCCCGCCTGGGATAGCACCGACTGGGCTATGGTAGAGGGAAACCCGGAGTTTACCGTAGAGTTTGCCGACACCGACTATTTGTTTGATCCCGACCGCTTCGCCGTTACGCTGCGCATTATTGCTAAGCTGTACAATATGGTAATTACGGACGATATATTACCGCAGGACGTGGTTTGGACGCGCTACAGCGAAGACCTGCAAGGAAACCCGCGCACGGCCAGCGATAACGCCTGGGCCTTACGGCGCGCAGGTGCTGCGCCTGGCGGCATTATCGGCAAATCCATAGACCTTACCGTGGACGACTGCGATTTTAACGGCTATATCCCGCCGGTGCTTCGCTTTACGGCCACCGTTACACTGCGCGACGGCTCCACTGGCCAGCCCGCCGCTACCGACACCGCAAATTTTGAGTATTAGACGATATGAAAACAAGACGCTTTGACTTCAATTTTAAGCCGTTACAGCTGAATATCACTATATCCGTGGACGGCAGCGTACCGGACAAGCAGAACTATAACGGCGACGCGGACGAGTTTACCCCGGACTATACCCTAACGCCGCTTATTTTGCAGCCGCAGGTAAGCCGCCTGGACAAAGACGAAATCGTAACGCCTGGCAACATTAACACCCTGCTGGCAAACGTCAAGTGGTACGAAATTATCGGCGGCGTGCGCACCCAGATTTTGGCCGCGAACACCGACTACGAAATTACCACCAGCGGCGGCCAGGCTGGCCGGATCAAGGTAAAGAAAAACGCCCAGCCGAATATCCCTATTACCCTGGAGTTTTACGCCGAATACTTGGACGACCGTACTAACCAGGTTATCGTTATCCACGCTACGCATATCGTGAAGTGCGGAAACTCTACGGCGTACATACCCGAACTTTTCCTGGACGCAGCCGACCAGACTATTTATAACCCGCTGGTGGATGGAGACAGCCAGACGGTACACGCCAGCCTGCGCGTAGGCGCGGCAGAGTGCGCCACCGCTAACCGGCAGTTTGTCTGGGAAGTGCTGCGCAGCGACGGAACGTTTACCGCCGTGGGCCAGGACGACTTCGATTTTGAGCTGTCCGTATCTAACGACGGCACCAGCTGCACCGTAAACCGCACCCTTATGGGCGACGAACTGGTGCTGCGCTGCCGTGCCAAATACGACCCGGACGGAAACCCCGGCAGCGTGTCGCTGACCGACGCGGCCCCGCAGGCTATCGTGGCCTTTGTGCGCCGCCTGCCGAAGTATGAATATGAAATAAGCGGGCTGCCGGTTAATATCCCTGCCGGCATCCTGGCCGTCTGTCCCGAAGTGTACGTATGGGACGTAAACGGCCCGGTGGAAAACCCCGAAAACGTCCTGCTGCCGCTGTGGTATATCGGTACGAACCAGGCCAGCGGAAACCCTGCCAGCTACGCACAGGTGGCCCACGGCTTCGCGCCCACTATATCCACGCGGGCTATGAGCGAGCTATACGGCGCGGTTATCGGCGTGGACGTGAAAGACCCCGGCCCGCTGGCACCGTGGGAAGACGGTAACGGCACGTCCTGGTTTGAGGACGGCGACGGTAACGTATTACTGATGAAATAACAACGCTTAAAGCATAGGAATTATGGCACGTTACATTAAAGCAAACCCCAAAGTAGCCGCCTTTTTGGGGCTTATGAGAGACCGTAACACGGTTACAGACGGCAATTACCTTTTGTGGCAGGCTGATATGCTGGCTTTTGGCCCGCTTACCCAGCTGCAAGAAACACTGGAACAGATCGGCGGTATAGCCCTGCTGCCGCACGAAGCACGACAGGAACAGGACGGCACCGTAGTGCGCCCGCTGCCGACGGCTACCGACCCCCGGTTTATCATTGATACGCCGCAGCCGGAAGAAAGCCCGGAAAACGCCGCTACCGGCGACGATAACGGCGCGCCGGTAGAAGAACCCACCCAGCAGGAAGAAAGCCCCACAGAGGGCGCAGAAGCCGCCGGAACTGACGAAAACGAAGCAGACCCCGAACCCGCTAACGAAGATTAAGCTATGAGCAGCGCAAGTACAACCAGGACTATAAAATTTATATCCAAAGCCGGTACCTACACCGCCGTTATTATGAGTCCAAACGGCGACCTGTACCAGGAGTGGGACGGCACCCAGCAGGACGTTACCGCGATCCGTCCGGACTACCAGACTTTGCAGCCTATTCTGTACTTTGTCTGCACGTCTTCGCGTGTCGCTGAGGGCGTGGCCACTCCGGACGCTATCGACTACTATTTCAACGGCACGAAGATTACCTGGAACGGTGCCAACAGCAGCGGAACGTTTGCCGGCTACTTCCAGAAAGTTTCGCCCAGCGGCGACCAGCTCTACTACGGTATTAAAATCCTTAAGAACCTGGTAACCCTGGCCGGCCTCGCGCCGTGCGTTATCAAGATGGAAGCCACGATTAGCTACGGCACGCAGGCCGACACTATCCAGGCATCTTATACTATCCCTATCCAGCAGGCCACCGGCAGCAGCTACCGCGTTACGATCGCCGCCGGCGATAACAAGAACTTTGTTATTACCGACAAATCCGGCAGCTGCATACTGAAAGCCTACGCCTACCAGTCCGGTAACGAACTGACGCAGGGCCTTACTTACGCCTGGGAAAAGATGGGCGCAAGCGGATGGGAAACTATTTCTGGCCAGACGGCGCGCACGCTGACCGTGGCCGCGTCCAGCATTGACACCTACGGCGAATTTAGGGTAACGGTGTACCGTGGCGGTACCGAAATCGGAAAGGATATACAGGGCGTTATGGACGCTTCCGACCCTTTCGACATTGACCCGCACCCGAACCCGGAAGACGAAGCTATTACCGAAGACACCAACGGTAACGGCACCGTGGTTTATACCCCGGTGGTGGTTAAGCGCGGCACGAATACGCAGGCCCTTAGCACTACTTTCTACTTCGTGCTTAAGGATGCTGCCGGCGTGTACCTCAACAGCGACCGCACCACCCCTTACGCCAGCTACACCGTAACCCGCGCGCACTGCGTGCAAGCGGCAGGCGACGTGTCCGTAACCATTACCGCAAGGGACTAAGACTATGGGCGCATCCTGTACACGCGTAGTAAAATTTATACGCAAAGGCGACACAGGGCCGAAAGGCGACCAGGGCGCAGTGCTGCGAGGGCCACAAGCCTGGAGCGACTGCGCCGTGGGCTACGCCTTTAAGCAGGGTGCCGTCGGCGAAGCGTGGCTGGACGTAGTGCTGTATAACGACTATTACTACCTGTGTAAGAAGTCGCACGTTAAAACGGCCAGCAATTACCCCGGCAGCAGCACTGCCATTTCGCAGGGCCTTTGGCAGCTGGGCGACGCTATCGACCTGGTGGCCACCAAACTGCTGCTGGCGCAGTACGCACTGGTAAAGAACCTGGGCGTAGAAACTATAGATATGCGCGACGCTAATAACGCTATCCTTTTCCAGGCTAAAAACGGCGCGGTTACCTGCAAAACCGGTACGTTTGAAAACGTAACGGTTACCGGTACTATAAACGCCACGTCTGGAAAGATTGCCGGCTTTACTATTAGTGGTAACGGCTTATCTAACACGCCGTTTGATAACGACGCGTATATTATCTTCCGTAACGACGCTATGGGTGCTTTCGCCGGCATCGGCGGTAATATCCTGCCTGCGTCTTCTGGTGCGCGTGCCGTGGCCCGGTTTGAGAACCACGACAATAATAACTACTGGGGCTTAGGCACTAACTACGCCCTGCTGGTATCGGCGCGTAACGGCGGCGAAAACGTGGCTATACAGATGGATGGCGGCGCGCTGGTAGGTCTGGCGTATAGAAATACGATTATCGGTACCGGCGTAACGTCCCGCACACTTACGCGAACAGAGGGCCACGTAATCTGCATTAACTCTAACGACTGCACTATTTACCTGCCGACTATGCAGCTTTATGATAGCGGCCACGTCGTTAGGATGAAGTGGCTAAGCGGTAAGGTTAAGATAAAAGTAAGTTACTGCTATACCCCGAACGGCACCAGCTACCGTTATACGAAGCCGTGTATTATCTACGATCGAAACGACACCTTAGACGGTGCCGACAGTTACGATAACAGCCCGCCTAACTGTAGCGTCGAATTTGTCTGGGTGCCAGAACTTACCCGGACTGTCGGCAGCACCACTTATTACGGCGCGTGGCTTATGTACAAATTCCCGCGCGATTGGTAAAAGAAACAACCCATTAAACTTATAAGTTTATGACACGTACTACAAAAAAATTATCGGCGCAGACTACCGTTACCACGGTGGCCAGCGGCCAAAAATTCCCTATGACGGACGCGCAGGGTAACGTTACGCTTATTACCCTGGATAACCTCAAAGCGGCCCTGCTGGGCGGTATGAGCCTTAACACGATCGAGGACGGCATATTTATTATGTGCCACCGCAAAAGCGACAATTACCCTATTATGTACAAGCCGCACAAATGGACGGCCCAGCAGTCTGCCGGCGAAATCGCAGACGGCGTAGTGGTCGTAGAGGGCGGCAAGCTGCTGGTAGTCGCACCGACGGAGTGCGACAGCGCGGGCCTGCTTTGGTCTTCCGCTGCTGTCAGCGGTGGCGGCGTTACCACCAGTGACCTCGTTACCGCGTACAGCGACTGGGCCGGCAAGGCTAACACCACCGCGCAGCTGACGCATACGGAGTGCCAGGGCGCAAGCTATGCCCCCGGCTTCTGCGCTGCCTATAGCCGCACCAACGCGAACGGCTACGGCCTTACCCCCGGCAAGTGGTGGTTACCGTCCCTGGGCGAAATGATGATGATCTACGCCAATATGACGAAGATTAACTACGCGCTTAGCCTTATTACCGGTGCGCAGCAGCTGGCAGAAACCTGGTACTGGACTTCTACAGAGTACAGCGCGACGTACGCCTGGTACTTGTACCTCAACAACGGCGGTATGTACCTCCTCACTAAGGCCAGCGACAGGCACAGGGTGCGCGCGGTTTCAGCATTTATTTCTTAGTAGTTAGTAGTCAGTCTTTAACCTTTAAGATACGGCGTTAGCCGTATCAAAGTAGCAGCACTAAGGTTTTATGGCAAACAAAGTTAAGCTGGTTTCCAGCACCCGGATATACTTAGACGCTAACGCCCTGTTAGATCATATCCTGGAAATTACGCCGGGCTTTCCCCGGCAGTACAAATACAGCGTCGGTGGCAAAATGCACGATTTGGCCATAGACCTAATCCAGGATATAGCGGCGGCCTATATGAACCGCGACAGGGAAACGCGCATAGGTTACCTGGTGGCTTTCCAGGTTAAGTTTGAAACCCTTAAAACCTTAGTGCGAAAGGCTGGCGAAAAGAAATGGATACTTAGCAAAGGGCGGCACGCACAGATAGTAGAGCTTATGGACGCTATCGGCAAGCAGTGTACAGCGTGGAAAAACTCACTAATCGCGTCCAGTAAGGGCGACAGTGAGTAACGCCAGAACCAGACCGGGTTACGACCCGCTGGGCGTGCGTTTTCCGTAATAAATGGGCCATATACCGCCATTACCGGTTAAGAATAAGACAATATGGCGCAGACTGCGAGCCTTACAGAGTACAGCGCGACGAACGCCTGGAACTTGAACCTCAACAACGGCAATATGAACAACAACACTAAGGCCAGCAACAGGAACAGGGTGCGCGCGGTTTCAGCACTTCTTACGGAAACAGGATTTATGGACAAATCTAAAATATACTTTGGATAGATGGTTACTTTGGTAGATATGCTGGAAGCGTACTACGACTGCCGTAAACGGAAGCGGAGAACAGCCAGTGCGGTGGTGTACGAAATGGATTACGAAGCGCGGCTAATCGCGCTGCGCGATCGCATTAACACCCGCAGCTATCTACCTGGTAGGTCTATCTGCTTTGTCGTTACACGCCCGCGCTACCGTGAAGTGTTTGCCGCTTCTTTTGAAGACCGTATAGTGCATCACTATATGGCCCTGCGCCTGGAGCCTTTATTTGAAAAGATTTTCAGCCCACGCACCTTTAACTGCCGCAAGGGCAAAGGCCAGCTGTACGGCATTAAGATGCTGGAAGCAGACCTGCGCGAAGAAAGCCAGAACTATACCCGCGACTGCTGGGTTATGAAACTGGACTTAAAAGGCTTCTTTATGAGCATCGACCGCAAGATGCTGGCCAGCCTGGTGGATGCTTTTATAGTCCAGCACTACGACGGCCCAGACCGTGAAGACCTGCGGTACGTCTGCCGCGTGGTGGTGCTGCACGAACCGGAAAAGAACTGCGAACGCCACAGCCCGGCACGTTTCTGGGACTTCCTGCCGGCGCATAAATCCTTTTTCACAAACACCCCCGGCAAGGGCGTAGCCATAGGTAACCTTTTCGCCCAGCTGTTTGCAAACTTCCTGCTTAACGCCCTGGACTGGTACCTGGAAGAAATCGGCATAAAACGCCACGGCAGGTACGTGGACGACTTCTACGCGATCCACACCGACAAAGCCGTACTGCTGGCCGCCGTGCCGAAGATACGCACCCTGCTGGCGGGCTATGGGCTGGCCCTTAACGAGAAGAAATTTTACCTACAGCACTACGCCAAAGGCGTGGAGTTTACTGGTATGATAATAAAGCCGGGCCGCACCTACATTTGTAACCGCGTCCTTACTAATTTTATCGTGGCCGTACGCCGGCTTAATGCCGCTACTGACCTGCGCCAGGTACGCCACGCTATCTGTAGCATAAACAGCTACCTGGGCCTGCTACGTCAGTCCAACGAATACGGCAACCGGGTAAAGGTGCTGGCTATGATAAGCCCGCAGGCGTGGCAGTATATCTACATTAAAGGCCATTACGAAGTAGTATGCCTGCGCAGCCAATACAAACAGAAAACAATAACCTTAAAGCGTATAAGGGATGGCGACTACTGACGACAAACCGCAGCCGCTGGTAGTGCTTCGCAGCGACGCGCTGGACACTGACCTGGTACAGTACCTTTCGCGGGCTTACCTGGTAACCGTCGAAGCACAAAATAACGAAATTATTTACGAACTATATAAACGTCCTTAAAGATGAACGAAGCTATACTGAACTACACCGGCCACCTGTACGGCCACGTCGTCTTAATCGTAGCCACAACCGCCGCGCTGCTGCTGGCTATACTAATCGACCTTATTAGCGGCGTACAGAAAGCCAGAGCGCGCGGCGAAGCCACTACCAGCCAGGGATTTAAGAAGACCTGCGAAAAGGCCCGCAAATACTTTGGGCCGTATATCGTGCTTATCTGCATAGACCTGCTGGCCTGTGTCCTTATACCGGTGCCGGCGTTTTCTATGCTGTGGGCGGCCTACTGCGTTTTTTGCGAGTTTAAGAGCGTGCGCGAAAAGAGCTGGCAGAAAGAAGAACTGCGCAAGGCCGAAAAGACCTTAAGCGTAATTATCGAAAACAAAGACGACCTGGCAAAGCTGGTGGCCGCCGTCCTGTTTGAACAGCAGAAACAGGCCCGCGCCGCTATCCCTGCGCCCGAACCGGAACCCGAACCGGTGCCGGTGGAACCGGACGAACTGGAAAGCACCTGCGCCAGCGAAGTGTGCGCCTACCGTGGTAAGGGTATCTGCCACTACAAAGCCGGCCAGTTTTGCCCTATGTACGTAAAGAAGTAACGCCCTATGAAGATTTTAGTAGATAACGGCCACGGCGTGGAAACGCCCGGCAAGCGCAGCCCGGACGGACGGCTACGCGAATATCAATACTGCCGCGACATAGCCGCCGCACTGGTGGAACGCCTAAAGGCTGCCGGCTATGACGCGCAGCTGCTGGTACCGGAAATCCGGGACGTGCCGCTGAACAAAGGCACGGATACCCGCGTAAAGCGCGTAAACAATATCTGCGCCCAGCTGGGCGCGGCTAACGTGCTGCTGGTCTCCATACACAATAACGCCGCCGGCAGCAAAGGCCAGTGGCTTACCGCGCGCGGCTGGTCTGGCTACGTCGCCCAGAACGCCAGCGCGAACAGCAAACGGCTGGCAGAGTGTCTGGCCGATGCTGCCGCCGCGCAGGGCCTTAAGGTACGCAAACCCCTGGCCACGCAGAAATACTGGGTACAGTCGCTGGCGATCTGCCGCGAAACCAAATGCCCGGCAGTCCTTACCGAAAACCTTTTCCAGGATAACCGGCAGGACGTGGACTACCTGCTGACCGCAGAGGGCCGCGCCGCTATCGTGCAGCTGCACTTCGTCGGCATCCTTAACTACCTTAACACAAAGTAGCTATGATAGACCCCAAAGACGTAACGTTTA